CATAGAAGTTAAATACACTATATAAGTATTATTTAAGTAATATACTTATAAAGACTTTAAAGTGTAGATTTTGTAATGTGAAACAGACATTTAACCTTGAAAGGATAATTTTATGTCTATTGAATTCTTTGACGATGGTGAAGACTTGGATGTCGTTCAGTATGAGTGTTGGTATTGGTCTGTCATTGACAGTATGGCTGAATTAGTTATGAACAATGGTCGTGATAAGGTTATGTCTCATGTTGCTGAGGCTGTCTTAAACAAAGTTCATAGTGGTCACGTAACAGCTCAGGAAGACCCTTTCGCATGGTAATGGCTCTATTTGTCGTTATCGTAACTTTAATTAAATTGGTACTTTCAAAATGACTGACATTGATGAAACTAAACCGTGGCCTTTCCCCACTAACATCATTCAAGGTGACAATGATGCTAAGTTGATAGCTGATTGTCTTGAACTGTTGCAGGACTTCACAGCCTTCCAGCTGAGGGGTGAAATCTACTATGGCTACCTTGATGTGAAGGCATTGAAGGTCATAGAAAGCCTAAGGGCTGGTGAAGAACTTAGGGAGGCTAACGATGGCTCTCAACCTAGTACGTAAACCTAAGCCAAGTGAGTCTAAACTCATTAAGCATATTGCCTGTGATGCGTGTGGTAGTTCAGACGCTAACGGGTTGTATGATGACAATCACACCTACTGCTTTTCATGCAACACTTACTACAATGAGATGGATGCTGATGAACTGTCAGTTATGCGAGATGCAGTAGCACCTAGAAAGACCCAGATGCTAGACATCAAAGGAACCATTAAAGCGATACCTGACAGAGGTATTACCCAGCAAACCTGTGAGAAATATGGAGTTACACAAGAGAATGGACAGCACTTTTATCCTTACACTGACGATGCCGGAGGAATTGTTGCAGCAAAACTTAGACGAGTGGCAGACAAAACTTTCAGCATTCTTGGAACATTCACGAATGCTAGGCTTTTCGGACAGCAGCTCTTTCACGCTGGTGGCAAAGCAGTCACCATCACTGAAGGAGAACTTGACGCTTTAGCAGCTTTTCAGATGAATGGTAGCCTCTACCCTGTGGTGTCAGTCAGGAACGGTGCACAGGCTGCTTTAAAGGACTGCAAGGCACAATATGAGTGGCTTAACTCCTTTGATAGCATTGTCATCTGCTTTGATGCTGATGAGCCGGGTAAGAAAGCTTCTAAGGAAGTAGCTGAACTGTTCGGTCAGAAGGCTAAGATTGTGAAGCACTTGAGTGGCTACAAAGATGCCTGTGACTATCTCATTGCAGGAGCTACCAAAGAGTTTGTGAATGAGTGGTGGAGAGCTGAGGTGTACATCCCAGATGGCATCATCAATGCTGCATCACTGTGGGAAGAAGTGATTAAACCTGAGGCTAAGGCTGAGGCTATGTACCCTTGGAAGGGCTTGAATAAGCTTCTCTATGGTATGAGGCCATCGGAGTTAATCACAGTCACAGCAGGTAGTGGACTAGGTAAGAGTCAATTCCTGCGAGAGATATTGTTCAATATACTGAACACTACCAAGTGGAATGTTGGAGGGTTATTCCTTGAAGAGTCCACTCGTAAGACTGCTAGAAGCATTATGTCGTTACACGCTAATAAGCTTCTGCACTTGCCTGACACACCAACAACTGAGAAGGAACTTAAAGATGCTTTCGATGCAACACTTGGTACTAATCGTGTTTATCTCTTTGACCATTTCGGTAGCAGTGACGTTGACAACATTGCCAACAGAATCCGATACATGGCTAAAGCTTGCGATTGCAGGGTTATCTTTCTTGACCACATCAGTATTGTTATATCTGGTCAAGACAATGGAGATGAGCGTAAGGCTATTGATAACATGATGACGAAGCTTCGTACACTGGTTCAAGAGCTGGAGATTACCTTGATCTGTGTCAGTCACCTTCGTAGACTGCAAGGGAACCAAGGGCACGAAGATGGAGGTAGTGTCTCATTGTCTCAGCTCAGAGGCTCAGGTGCTATTGCTCAACTGAGTGATGCTGTGATTACATTGGAGCGTAACAGCATGGCAGCAGATGATAATGAACGCCATATGACTAAGGTGGCTGTAGCTAAGAATCGTTACAATGGCTATACAGGCCCAGCTTGTGTGCTGAAGTATGACATGAATACTGGACGCATGGTGGAGATGCAGGAGGAAGTATTATGAGTGCATGGTTAATTGCTGTAGTTGGAGTGGTCTACACTGTCGTAGCTGTGGACTTACTCTACAAAGGGAATACTGGTCTGGGTATAGCCTTTGTAGGTTATGCACTAGGTAACGTGGGTCTGTACATGGAGGCTGCAAAATGAGCAAGTGGGTTAAGAATGTTAAGAATCAAGACGAAGCTGATGCTATCATTGAAGCCCGTAAGGAGAATAATAGACAGAAACAAAGAGCATGGGCTAAAGCCAACAGAGACAAGGCCAATGCTTACAGGAGAAGAGCTAAAGAACGTAAGAGGAATACATTGCTAGAAACCAAAGTAGACCCTGTAAAGACTGCCTACCATACTGACTGGAAAGGTACACTGTATCATTGCCCTGAACTAACATACAGAGGAAAGAATGATTGACCTAGACACGATAGCTGGTAGAATGTTGGACTTGGAGACTAAGTACTATGAAATGCAGGACAAGTATCAGTTACTCATTCACCACTATGAAGACTTGAAAGCAGAATATGAAGCGTATCGTATTGGACATAGAGACAACCTTAGATCACAACACGATTTGGATGGTAGTAACTAAGGACATTGACACTGGAGAAGTTAGAGTATGGAAAGCAGCAGACAGCCTCGTGGAGTATTTAAAGGACGTTACATTGATAGTAGCCCACAACGGGATAAGCTTCGATTTCTCGATACTCAACAGGCTTTGGAATACGAAGATTCGCTTGAACCAAGTGTTCGATACACTGATAGCCTCAAGACTGCTAGATCCCTCAGTAGAGAACGGTCACAGCTTAGACGCATGGGGCAACAGGATGGGGACAGTTAAGAAGGTAGACTACAAAAGGATATGGGAATGGCTAATGGAACGACGAGAGGAATACAAGGGTGAGTGCTTTAACATTCCTCACATGGCTCTTCTGGAGCATTATTGCATTAGGGACGTTGAGGTCACTTGTAATCTTTATAAGCACCTTAATTCTAAACTGGATACTTTCTATGAGTTTTACCATCCCATTCTCTTTGAAGAAAAGAAAGATGAGAAGAACAAAGAGTGTCTTGAACTTGAGCATAAGATAGCTTCTATTATTGCTGAACAGGAACGACATGGATTCAAACTCGATCAAGTCTATGCCACTTGCTTACTTGCTGACATCAAAGGAAAGATGGCTGGAATCTATGAGCAAATGCAAGAGAGATGGCCTCCAACAGTCACACCAAGGTTCCACAAGACAAGTGGAAAGCCCATTAAAGACTGCGTTGATACTTTCAATCCCGGAAGTAGAAAGCAGATCGGAGAGAAGCTGATGGAGCTAGGATGGAAACCTAAAGTGTTTACTGAGAAGGGTCAGGCTATTGTCGATGAGTCTGTACTGGCTAAGGTTCCTCTACCGGAGGCTCAGCTGATTGCCACGTACCTGATGCTACAGAAACGTGTAGCTCAGATTGAAAGCTGGCTTGAAGCTGTAGGTAAGGACGGTAGAGTTCATGGTAAGGTTATAACGAACGGAGCTGTAACTGGTAGGATGACACACAGTAGTCCTAACATGGCACAGATTCCTAATGCTGGGAGTATCTATGGCCCTGAGTGCAGAGAGTGTTGGACTGTGGAAGCAGGTAACGTATTGGTTGGTTGTGACGCTAGTGGCCTTGAGCTTCGTATGCTTGCACATTACATGAAAGATGATGAATATGTTAAGACAGTCACTGAAGGATCATCGAAGGATGGAACTGACGTACACACGCAGAACCAGAAAGCTGCAGGGCTTCAAACAAGGGATCAAGCGAAGACCTTTATTTACGCATTCCTATACGGTGCAGGGCCAGCTAAGATTGGTTCCATTGTCGGTGGTAATGCTAAAGCGGGACAGAAACTTATTGATTCCTTTCTTGCGAACACGCCAGCCTTACAACTGCTTAGAAATACGGTTAGTGGATTTGCGGGTAAGGGCTTTGTACCGGGGCTTGATGGTCGTAAGATATGGGTACGCAGTGAACACGCTGCCCTCAATTCGCTCCTTCAAGGGGCTGGGGCGATAGTGATGAAAAAGGCTTTAGCTATCTTTTATGATAAGGCTAAGGCTAGGAAGTGGCCTGTCAAACTGGTAGCTAATGTCCATGATGAATTTCAACTTGAAGTTCCAAAGATATATGCTACAATAGTAGGTGAGGCTGCAAAGCAAAGTATTGTTGAAGCTGGTAAGCATTTTAGGCTTCGTTGTCCACTAGACGGGGAGTACAAGATTGGTAACAACTGGCGTGAAACACATTGATAAGAATCAAATACTATTTAATGTTGAAGGTGAAACTTTCAGGATTAAGATAGGAGAGGATCTAGATCTTGAAGAGGTATACACTGTGCTATTATCTGCACTTGTGTACTTAGAAGATCTGGCATCGGGTAATACAGCTCACCCGTCACAAGAGCTGCATTGATAGTTAAGCAGGTTTACTGCGTAAAGGAAAATGAAATGAGTATTGATAGCATGAAACCCGTTAAAGTTGCTGGTGAAATCTTCTGGAGCAACTGGATGAATAACTTTAACACTAAGTTCAACGAAGACAACAAGAAGTACGAATGTACCATTGGTAACTTGAGTGATGCAGCTTGTGAGAAGCTTAAAGAGCTGGGCATCAACATCAAGAACAAAGAGAGCATGGGTAACTTCATTGTTGCCAAGTCAACCTACTTGTTCACACCTGTGGATGAGGAAGGTAATCCTGTAGACATTGCCAAGATGGGTAATGGTACTAAGTGTCATGCAGTTATCTCTTCATACCGTCACAAGATGTCAGCTAAGTTTGGTGCAGCACCATCAATCAAGAAGTTGGTAGTGACTGAGCTGAAGGTGTACGTCCCTGAAGGTGAAGAGCAAGAGACTGCGGACGATGTCCTCTGAAAAGCCTGTAGAAGCCATCGTTGATGCGGACTTTCTCGTATACAAAGTTGGCTTCTCATGTGAGGAGGAAGAGGAACGGTGGGCACTAAATCGACTCACAGAGTGGTTTACCGACATCATCTATATGCGTCTGAAGTGTGATGACTACAGAGCATGGATTACAGGTAAGACTAACTTTAGATTCGAGGTAGCTACCACTGTTCCTTACAAAGGTAATCGCAAGGATGCTCCCAAGCCTAAGCACTATGAGGCTCTTCGCAAACATCTCATGAAGCTCGGTGCTAAGATGTCTGAGAACGAAGAGGCTGATGACTCTGTAGGCATAGCGTCCACTGAAGGTAACTACTGGATCGTCCACGTTGACAAGGATCTAGATCAGTTACCGGGGTGGCACTATAATCCTGTAAAGGATGAGGAGTATTATGTTACTGAGTTTGAAGGCTTGTATAGTTTCTACAAACAGATACTTACAGGTGACAGAGTTGATAACATTGAAGGTATCCGAGGTATTGGCCCTGTAAAGGCTGATAAGATTCTCAAAGACTGTACAACCGAAGAGGAATTATATGCAGCTTGTATCAAAGCTTATGACGGCAATACTGACAGGGTATTGGAAAACGGTAAACTTTTATGGTTAAGAAGGCAACCAAACCAGATGTGGCAACCTCCTTCAGTCTCGCAGGATCAGTGTGGCACGTTAACTACGTAATGCACATGGATGATATGGGTAAATGTGATCCTGAAAAGCAGCTCATAAGTATCCGTATGGACATGAATAAACAATCCACTGAGCAGACCTTCTACCATGAGTTAGTTCATGCCATTATGTTCACAATGGGTAAACTAAACCATGAGGAAGAGTTTGTAGATACCTTTGGAGCCTTCCTTCATCAGTATCACAGGACTAGGGTAACGCATGAAGCCTAAGCGCAAGAAACCTCTATCTGTCAGACAAGTAGCTTTAAAGCATGGCTTTAGATCTGGCTTAGAAGACAAGATAGCTGATAACTTAACAGCCTTAGGTATTCCTTTTGAGTATGAGAAGCTAGTGATTGCATATACGCAGCCTGAGAAGAAACGTACATACACTCCTGACTTCTTACTACTAAGTAACGGTATTATCATTGAGAGCAAAGGTAGGTTTGTAACTGCTGATAGACAGAAACACTTGATGGTGAAGGAACAACATCCTGAACTTGATATTAGATTTGTCTTCAGTAACTCTAGGTCTAAACTCTCAAAGATAAGCCAGACTACATACGGGGATTGGTGCACTAAGCATGGATTCAAGTATGCCGATAAAGATATTCCACTGTCATGGTTAAAGGAAAGAGGTAATTGATTATGTTAGCTAATCTAATTGAAGCTTTAGAAAAGTCTAAAGAACTTCGCAGTGTATGGGAAGACTTCACAGATGTTATTCTTGTGGAGAAACTTAAAGAAACCTACTTGAATACTATCAATGGTGGCTGGAGTTCTCATCCTGAAGACATTGCTGAGAACAAGAAAGTCAATGCAGCCATTGGTATTGTATTGGGCTACTTTATGTACACTGGTGATGCTCAGGAGTTTCTGAAGGAGGCTGAAAATGAATGTGAATCTGATTAAAGAACATGAGAATGGTGATGCAACATATCAGTTTGACTTGACCCCTGAAGAAGCTCAAGCACTCTTAAGCTTTGGTATCTTAGAGGCCATCAAATCTGGCTTACGTGAAGGTGAGAGGCTAACAATCAGAGGAGAGGACATCAATGAAGATTCTAGTAATCCCGGACTGTCAGATTAAAGAGGGTGTACCTTTGGAGCACCTGACATGGGCTGGTAAAGCCATTGTCGATTACAAACCTGATGTAGTGATTAACATAGGTGACTTTGCAGATATGCCAAGCCTTAGTAGCCACGACATCAAGGGTAGTAAGTACTTTGAAGGGCTACGCTACAAGAAGGACGTTGAAGCTGCTAAGGAGGCCATGAAGTTGTTACTGGCTCCTTTGAGGGAGGCTCAGAAGGCTCAGAAAGAATCTAAGCACAAGGTGTACAAGCCTCGTATGGTGATGACTTTAGGGAACCATGAGAATCGCATTGATAGGGCTGTCAATAACAATCCTACACTGGAAGGCTTAATATCTACAAAGGATCTTGAGTATGAGAAAGATTGGGAAGTACATGGGTTTCTTCATCCTGTGTTCATTAATGGTGTTGGCTTTAACCATTACTGGCCTGTTGGTGCAATGGGACGTCCAGCTGGTGCTGCTAGTGCTATTATTAATAAGCTTCATATGTCTTGTGTTGCTGGACACCAACAAGGTAAACAAATTGCCTATGGTAAACGTGCTGATGGCAAGCCTATTTGTGCTATCATCGTTGGCTCTTACTATCTCCACGATGAAAGTTATATGGATCAACTAAGCAATAGACACTGGAGGGGCTTACTGATGATGAATGAAGTACATGACGGACACTTCGATGAGATGTTCTTAAGCGTAGAATACCTTGGGAGAAAGTATGGTTAATAAGGAATGTAGAACTTGCTTTTACAGTGAACTAGACGATAAAATACATCCTTGTAATGATTGCACTAATTATGACAAGTGGGTTAACCGTAGCATTTTCATCAGAGAAGCCTCTAAGCCTTTAAGTGAAGCCATTAAAGAGTGGGTTGACTGCAAAGAGGGAGAAGTAGATGTAGTTAATCAACCTAAGCACTACACTGAACATCCATCAGGTATTGAATGTATCCAAGTTACTGAGCACATGGGCTTTAACTTAGGTAATGCAATCAAGTACATCTGGCGTTGTGACCTTAAGCAAGATGCCATTGAAGACCTGAAGAAGGCTAAGTGGTACATTGACAGAGAGATTGATAAACGTGTGCGGAGCAACGAATGTGTTAAACATAACATTTGAAGAACTGAAAGAGGCTCTCAAGCGTTTAGATGAGGTCACACTCGTGGAACTGTTAGGACTCCAGAGTGATGACCTTGTCGAAAGATTTGATGATGTGATTGAGAAGAAACAAGAATATTTAATAAAGGAACTAGACTAATGAGTACAACTATGACACCATACCAAGAATACATTGGCAAGAGCCGCTACTCTCGCTACTTGGATGATAAAGGCCGGAGAGAGCACTGGCCTGAGACTGTTAACCGCTACTTTGACTTCATGACCAAGCACTTGAAAGATAAGCATGACTACACACTGACACAACCACTACGTGATGAGCTGCAGTCTGCTGTGACTAACTTAGAAGTGATGCCATCAATGCGGAGCATTATGACAGCTGGTGATGCTTTGGAGCGTCAGAACATTGCAGGTTATAACTGTTCATACCTGCCCATTGATGATCCCAAAGCCTTTGATGAGGCTATGTATATTCTGTTATGCGGAACAGGTGTAGGATTTAGTGTGGAGCAAAAGTATGTATCTAAGTTACCTGAGATTCCAGTTGATTTGTACAATAGTGGCACTGTCATTAATGTTAAAGACTCCAAAGAGGGATGGGCTAAAGCCTTACGACAAGTCATTGCCTTGCTATATGCTGGTGAGATTCCAAAGTGGGATGTCTCCGGTGTCCGTCCAGCAGGTGCTAGACTTAAGACTTTTGGTGGAAGAGCGTCAGGGCCGGAACCCCTTGTATCCTTATTTCACTACGTCACTGCTAAATTCAAAGGGGCAACGGGCCGTAAGCTCACTTCTCTTGAAGCGCATGACATCCTCTGCAAGGTGGGCGAAGTAGTTGTTGTAGGTGGAGTTCGTAGATCTGCAATGATCTCTCTGTCAGACTTGAGTGATGACCGCATGGCTCACGCTAAAGCTGGTAACTGGTGGGACGGTAATGGTCAACGTGCATTGGCTAACAACAGTGCCATCTACGAAGTAAAGCCTGAGGTAGGTAAGTTCATGCGTGAGTGGTCAAGCATTTATGAATCACATTCTGGAGAGCGAGGCATCTTTAATCGTTATGCAAGTGAACTTCAAGCAGCTAAGAGTGGACGCAGGGAATTGGGTAAAGAGTGGGGTACAAACCCTTGCAGTGAGATTATCCTTAGACCTTATCAATTCTGTAATCTGTCTTCTGTTATTGTTCGGAGCGATGATAGTGTGGATACTCTACGGAATAAAGTGCGCTTGGCTACTATTCTGGGGACTTTTCAATCGACCATGACTCACTTCCCGTACCTTCGTAAGGTGTGGCAGACAAACACTGAAGATGAACGTTTGTTGGGTGTGTCTATGACTGGTATCTTGGACAATGCCTTGCTGAATAATCCTGATAACACTGAGTTACCTGCTATCTTGGAAGGAATGAAGAATGTTGCTATTGATACTAACGCTGAGTTTGCTGACGCTATCGGCATTAATCGTAGTGCTGCCATTACTGCCATTAAGCCGGAGGGGACTGTATCTCAGCTTACGGGTACTGCTAGTGGTATCCACCCTCAGCACAGTCAGTACTTTATTCGTCGTGTACGCTCTGATAACAAAGACCCTCTAACTGACTTCCTGAAGTCTCAAGGGTTTCCTTCAGAGGCTTGTGTGATGAAGCCTGATAGCACAACTATCTTTAGCTTCCCCATGCGAGTTGAGAAGGGTGCTGTACTGCGTGAAGACTTGAATGCCATTAAGCATCTTCGCTTGTGGCTCCTGTTCCAGCGTCACTACTGTGAGCATAAGCCTTCAGTGACTATCTCAGTGAACGAGAATGAGTGGCCTGAAGTTGGGGCTTGGGTGTGGAATAACTTTGATGAGATTACAGGTGTGAGTTTCCTACCGATGGATGGTGGAACATACCGACAAGCTCCTTATGAGTCCATGACTGAGTTTGAGTATCACGACATGGTAGCCAATATGCCTTTAGGTATTGACTGGGATAAACTGGTTGAAGGCACTGACAATGTAGAAGGTGCTCAGCAGTTAGCTTGTACCGCTGGCGTATGTGAGATATGATACTAGATTTTGAATTTAAGACTGGCTTAGTCTTTGGTATAGAAGCTGATGAGCTTTACATCATGGATGAGGAGAACAATATGTCAGAGGAAGCTAATCAAGTTATCTACTTACACATAGGCTTTATAACACTAGCGTTTATCTTCTAACTAAAAAGCCCCTTAGTACTAAAAATACTTTGGGGCTTTTCTTATTGCTACTTATCATCGCTTAAGAATAATACTACTTCAGCTTTCCTTCGTTTAACTAATCCGGGTAGTTCCCTACCGCCTCCCTTAGTCCACTGCATGAACGATTCAGCAGCTGCCTCCCATTCACCTCTATTGATCTTCATCCGAATAGTAGACCGCTGAAAATTACCCAATCCAGCATTGAAGGAAAAGCTGACACACGCATCGAAAGCCCCTTGACGACCAGATAAAGTAGGAGCAAGTCGTAGAACACCACGTTCAAAAAGATTGACATCATCTGCGAATAGTTTCTCGATCTCTTCTTTAGACCATACACGGTTATCCTCCTGTTTCAATGGGAACTCCTTACGAATCATCGTAGATTGTCCCTCTTTAGATACCATTGGTAAGCGTATCTGTTCCTGATAGAGGACATGACCATAACCAATAGTCCAGATATGAGCAGGACACAGGTAAGGCTTATTCCTGCATCCTTCATACTGGTGCATCAAATTAGCCCCAGCTTTGCTTAACTTCATTTCTTAGCCCAGCTACGTGATCCAAACCAGAAGCCTATGATGCCACCTAACATAGCCATCTCATCACTGCTGAAGATAATGTCAGATAGTGCAATTAATTCTTCCATGTTATTAACTAAACTAGGTCTGCTGTACACATAGTAAGCAATCCAAGCATTGATAGCACATAACTCAAAGACAAAGATGTATGTAACCATGGGACGTACAGTGCCTACAAAGTTAACCACCCACTTACTAGCTTTGTCCATGATCTTCTTATCATGATCGTATGCAGCTACAGTCATCTCAGCATCAGTCTGCATTGAGATCTGATCTGTACGAATCTCTTCCATTCGCTCTTGGGCTGCAAAGCCTTGAGCCATCATCTGAAGCTGCATCTCAACTTGAATCTGCGCTAAAGCTAACTCATGCTTCTGGTCATTCTTGTTCTGAAAGAAGTCTAATAGTTTAGGTAGACCTGAGATTAATAGACCACCAAGGGTCGAGAATAGTGATAACATTAGAGTCCTATCTTAGATAACAATAAAGAAACAATCTTGTCAGAAAGATCATCAGGGAGAAACTTAAGGAAGCCTAAGAAGTACAGAGCTACAAGGCCATAGACAAATATCTTTAGGCACAGGTCAAATGTCTTCTGATACTCATTCATCTACCACACCTTTGAGTAGTTGCACAGAAGTCCATCATCTCATTGACACCAATAAACACTAAGAAGAGAACAAAGAAAACACCACCTATAATCATGGCTAGTTCATTCATCTCTTGTTCTTTCTCTTTGGCTGCTTTATCAGCTTTCTTCAGAGCACTTAGTTCCTTGGCATCAGCTAAGTCCATCTCAGCTTGCCTAGCCTTAATCTTATTCCATACATCAATCTTACCTGTCTGCATGAAGAGCATCTTTAACTCTTCTTCAAAGACTTTGGCTTGGTCTAGTGCCATCTCAATCTGTAATGCAGTTCCCATGTTGGAACCTTTACCAGACTGTTTAGCCTGAAGCATAGCCTTTGTAGCTACACTCCGAGCATCAAACATCTTGCCAATCATGGGTGCAAGAGAGCCTAAGTCATTGGCAACATTAGCTGCCTTCTTGACCATACTAATTGCTGACTGTATACCCGCTAGAGCTGTTAGAGGATCAATCATTTCTTGTCTGCTTTCTTCCATTCTAGACACACGACAATACGAGTCTTATAGTCATCAGCCCACCTCCATGTCCACTTAACACATCTATCTGCGTTGGGGTCGAAGCCAGCCGAAGCTATAAAACTCGTAAAGATGATGAGAAGGGCTAGAGTTAGCCTCTTCATGGGGGTTATTGCTGTGGTTCTTGAGGAACACCTGACAACATTCCTCGCCATGCCATATTAGGAGGAATCTGTGGAAGTTGTCCTGAAGCGATGTCTGACATCAGCCTATTTACACCACGTTGACGTAGAGCACCTTGAAGCTTATCAGCACCATAACCTAGACCTGCTACTGTAGCTGCAGCTGCTGGATTAGCAAAGGAACCTGCTACAGTACTAGCTTGCATCAAAGCACTACGCTCAGGATTCAGACGGGCTACCAGAGACAATAAAGGATCTCCTACAGGCCCTGAAGCTACACTCTTAATAGCATTCTTCTCACGCTCTGAAAAGAATCTCATCTTATCTTTATTAGCAGCTAGATTAATCAACTGTCTACGAATCAGCTCACCTTCAGAAGCTTTAGGATCTAATGCACGAGCTTCAGCAACATTTAAAGCATCTTCTAAGACAGTAGCACGAGACAAGTTACGCCAGTCCTTACGTGCATCCTGTACAGTTTTAACGGCTGTGCCTAAATTACCTTGACTAGCCAATACATCTTTAGAACCTAGCTTAGTAATGTAGTTATCCAGTTCAGATACAGCCTGTCCTGCATACTTACGAGTTGCTGAGTCTTTAGATGTCTTTAAATCAACTAGAGCTGTTCTCATTTGCTCTAACTTAGTAAAAGAAACTCGTTGAGTTCCTACCATGTCTCTAACTTGTTCAAGTACCTGAGCAACAGGCTTATGTGAGTCAAGCTTAGGATTGAAGTTTTCCTTAACTAAAGCAGCTTCAACATTGTCAAAGTTATCCAAGACACTTTTAGGTTTAAGGAACACACCTTGCTGATCTACAGTTGCATAGGATCTTTGAGCACGTTGTTTAATCTGATCTAGAGTTATAAGAGGTTCACGCTGTGCAGTCGCAGCTGTAGCACCTTTAGCAGCCCCAACACCAGCCACAGTACCTGCTGCAATACCTGCAATAGCACTTAGAAGTGGATTCTCAGTAGCTTCTTGAACCACATCTGCAGCAGCTTGTCCAGCTACACCACCAGCACCAGCAGCAGCTGTCTGTTGTAGTAAGTTCTGACGCAATGGAGCCAAAGCAGCTGAAGTGCCTGACATAACAGCCTGTGCTGGAACACTTGCCATAGCTGCTGTGCCAGTCTGCACAGCTCTCTCAAGTCCTGTCTCAGGAGTTGGAAGACCTGCAGCAGTTAGAACATTCTGCAAGCCTTGAGTTGGTGAAGCCATTACTTGCTTACCAGCTAACATATTAACACCTGCAGCCACGGGTTCAGCTAACATAGCAGGGAGTGAAGCTAAGCCTGTAATACCAGCCCTTGCTGTAAGACCTAACTGACGACCAGTCTCTTGAGCTAAACTACGCTGAGGCTTTTCAGCAGGTTGAGAGTAGTTCTGCTGTGCATAAGCTAATACTTGCTCTTGTGTTGACCCTTCAGGTGCTGTAATCTCATACTCCTTACCATCAGGAGCTGTAACAACGTATGTAGGCATTATGAATCCTTGTATTAAGACTTAGGTTTAATAGACCAACCAGAAGCTGCAGGAGTTGCAGTAGCTGGAGCACCTGTCTGTGGTTGCTTAGACTTTAAGAACTCATCCAATGAAAGAGGCTGCAATCCCTGTGTAGTACGAACCCAGTTTGAATAGTGATTCTCAATCTTATTCAAGTTCTTTTGAAGTTCTGCTTTAGATTGTCCTAATTCTAAAGATCCTACAGTGGCTTGTAAGGCTTGAAGTTCCTGTACAGCAACCTGACCTAAAGCACCACCTGTAGGACTTGCATCTCGCATCTGTTGTAAACGATCAAAGCCTAAGTTAGCTTTAAGAGTTACTAAACGTTGTTGTAGGTCATAAGCGGTTGTGCCGGGAACAAATGAAGAACCCTTACCAACAACACCTGTAGTCACTCCTGTAACAAGGCCTTGAGCAGACTGCACATCATTAATAACCTTAGTAGCGTGGTTAACAGCAGCCTTCTTAGCTTCTTCCTTCTTGTCTTCCTTATCTGTCTGCTTAGATCTTAGATCTGCTAAGCGTTGTTCAGCTAATTCTTTTTGAACACCTGTCAGAGCTGACTTAGAAGATGCAGACATAGCCGCCAGCTGTTGTTTAAAGTCTTGATCTCGTTGCTTTTCAATAGCACGTTGCTCGGCCTTCTCACGCTCCAATTCAGCCTTAGCAATACGATTAGCTTCAGCAGTAGACCTACGCTCTAATGTTTTAAAGATGTCATCAGGCTTACCATACTTACGCACAACATCTTCAACAGCTTTATCATCAGCCTCAGGAGGTAAAGAAGCTAACTCAGCACGTAACTGTTCGTCCTTAGCTTCACCACGAAGAATCTTACCTTGTTCAGCCAGTGCTTTACCAGCTTGAGCTTCCTGTGTAAGTGTCTTAGCCTTTTCCAGCTCCATAGCCTGAGCACGTTGCATCACTTGAAAGCCCAGCTCAGGATTAGTAGACTGTAAAGCTTGAGCCATCTGCTTCAAACCTTCAGGTGTATTAGTATCAAACTGTGAAGCCATCTGACGAAGCATTGTAGCTTGACGCACTGCAGGGTCTTGTACATCTACTCCGAAAGCACCAGCCAGACCACGACCTAAGTTACCTGTGTTCTTGTAGATGTTATAGGATGTCTGTTGTTGAGGAGACATGTTAGCAAACTGCAAAGCTCTCTGCTCTACCATTTGACGTTGCATTTCCTCAGGAGTGCCCATGCCTCCGAATAAACCTTGTGGTATTGCCATTATGTTATTCCTTAATATGTCTGGAAGTATGGATTAACTGTTTGTTGATAGTTAGAACTACCTCCAGATAGACCACTAATTAATTGACTGATAGGGTCTGTTAAGCCACCAACTACAGCGTTGTTACGTTGCATCTGCAAAGCTGCTGCTTGTTGTGCTGCAGCATTCTGAATGTTAGCTGCTGCTGTAGAACCTGCAGTAATAGATGAACCCAATCCTAAGCCTTGAGTCAAAGCATTCTGACCTAAGTTTTCAATATTAGAAGCACCTGCCATGTAATTAGTGTATGGAGCTAGAGCTTGTGTCTGCAAACCATAACCAGCACCTTGCAAGTTCAAACCACCAGTCATCAAACCTTGACCGAATGTAGCTTGTTGCTGTCCTGCTTGTTGAGCCTGTGCAGCCAACTGAGCATCCTGCTGAGCCATGGCATTGTAGTAGGCAGCCATCTGAGGATTAGTAGCTTGTAAGCCGGGAGCACCAGCAGTGTAGCCAGCCATCGTACCACCAGTGGCTAGACCTAAACGACCTTGTTGTTGCTGTTGGTTAGTTAAGTTAGCCAGTGTTTGTTCACGACCCGGAGCAAGTAACTGCTGCTGTTGAGTAATGTACTGTTGAGCTTGTGCTTGAGGTGTCTGAGCTATGTAGCCAGCACCTAAGTTAAACAAACCTTGACCAGCTTTAGTAATACCAGCTTGCTGAGCCTGTGCACCTTGAGCTTGACCGATACTAGTACCAGCCAGTCCCATTAAGCCTTCACGAGCTGCAGCTACGTCAGGAGCTACCTGATAACCAGCACCAATCAGCTGTCCAGTTGTGGGGTCATAGTTAAAGCCTGACTTACCAAACCTTGTAGTAACTCCTACAGGACGGAACTGTGCAGCTTGTGCAGCCTGTGCAGCAGCGTTAGTGGTAGCATTAGAAGCTTGGTTAGAAGCATAAATACTACCTGCAGTGCCAATTAATGGGCCGAGTAAACTTGTATAATCGATAGCCATTAGTATGTACCTCCGTCAACTGTTGCTGTAAAAGTACCAGAGACAGTAAGGTTTACTGCAGTGGCTGTTCCTGTTAATGCACCGTTATTAGCATCAGGTTTAGAATTCACTGCTGAAGCAATGTTATCAAACTCAGTGTTAATCTCAGTACCTTTAATAATCTTTCCAGCGTTACCTGTATTCAGGCTATCCTTGACTGCAAAGTTAGTTGCTTTTGTATAGTTACTCATTATCGTGTCTTCCCTGTCTTAACATAGACATCAAGTTTCTGAATGGATATTGATTTATTAAATACACTGGTTTCAAAGCCAAGTTGAATAACCTTACCTGAACCACCAATGTTAATAATCTTATTGTCAAAGGCTGAACCACCATACTCACCAATGTTATATTCAGCTATGTTGTATTCAGCTACTGCAGCATTGGCTAAGTTAAACTGTCTGGTGTTCAGAATGTCACTGTAATCAAAGCCAAACCTTAAAGTGACTGGATAACCACCACCACCAATAACTGTTACGCCTACCTTCTTCATAATCTTAATCACAGTAGGTGACTGGAAGTCAAAGTAGTTGGTATAGTATCTCATCAAGTATGAGTTAGCATTGTCTTTGTAGCCATCATACTTACCAATGTATCCGGACTCACCCACTAACAAGTCTTTATTACGAGTGTACTTAAAAGCTGTTGGAACTAAGCCGTCCCACGTTGTAACCCTGTTAGCACCATTAGGCAGAGGTGCTCTCATGTCAAAGCAATACACTAATTGACGTACTGGTAGAGACAATAGATAGAAGGCTTCTTTATCTGAGTACACAGCCTTGATACCAGCTGCAGTCTCTCCACTAATCTCAAGCACTAAGTCATCACGTACATTGGCACTAATATCTCTCATTGGTGCTGACTTCTCTTGAATGGTACGCATCAATGAACGTACACCTGAGTCAGACAAGAAGATAATGTCACCACCTGTAGCTACTACTGAGTCTCTAGCTACACAGCCAATACCTGTAATAGCATCATTCAATGTAAGATTGTTAGGGTCTGTAGCATTAGAGTAGATAAGAATCTGTCTACGACCAAAGACAATCAAGAAGTTATTGTGAGCTGCTAAGGATATAATCTCATCTGCACCATTAGGCCACACCTGAGATACATCCAGTGTACCAGCTGTACCTGTACTTAAGACATGGCCTGATAGTAAGTCTGAGAACTGAATGGTACTCTTAACTGTTGCATTATTAGCTGACCATGTACGACCATAGGCACTGATAACTGTATTGTTACTGGACACTGTAGCTACATAGCCAGTCTTCTCAGATACACGCTTAAATGTAGTTGCACTGACTGCAGGGTCAAACACTAAAGGATCATGTCCAGCTTGATACAGATACAGGACACCATTCAACGGAGCCATCTGCCAGTTACTGTCTGTGATGGTAGGGGCTGTGCCGCCACCTCCGTAGGTTAACAGTGATAGTGTAGTACCTACAAGTTTGAATAGTTTATTGTTACCAGCAGCAATGATGTATGAGTTACCAGAATTATCAATTAACTCACCAAGAGCTTTAATATCAGCATCACCTAAGTCAGTGTTAGTAGCATGAGATGTAGTCCATCCCTTACGAGCACCAATACGACCAAACTTATCAATGACACAGTTATTAGCCACAGTAGCATAGCCAGCCTCAAGAGAGACTGAACTATCCTGTGTATTCAGCCCCATGAAGCCGGGAGCTGCTACAGTAGTGGTTAAGATTTTAGCTACCATTAGACATCAACCCAAGTAGTTTCATCATCGTATCTGTTACGCTCAATAGCAATAGCATCTGCTAAGGCTAAGCGATACTGCTGATAAATCTCACTGAAGGATGTACCTCCATCTTCACCTCGTTCACCAACAGCTTTAGCGTAGGCTAACATCTGTACTAGGTGTGCTGGAACCTTTAAAGTATCAGCATTGGCTGTTAAGTCAGTCTGAGGAATAACTAACTCAAACCTCAATGAATATATGCCATCAGGACGAGGCCACACATCCACCTGAGTATCATCACCATCAATACCACTGTAGTTATAATACGTAGGAGCTGCACCCTGAACAGTTCCTAAGAAGTACTGTCTATTCATCCAGTTAGTTGGTACTGCCCTTAGAGGTATGTCTTGAGTATCGTTTAAGACATCTACAGTACGGAACCTTTGACCTGAACCTGTCAATGTATAGTTACGAGTATCTGCCACTGTTGAAACTACAATGGTAGTTGTCAGGACATTCCACTCGTGAGCATCCTCAATCTCTCTCTTAGCGTCATTAACAAATATACCAATTAAAGAACTATAAGGAGTATCTCCAACTGACGATACTTCAGTCTCTCTTAACCGTATCAATACGTTATTGACCAACTGTAAATAAGTCGTAGCCATTAATATTCCTTATGTCTCTATAGTACTATGGTAACACACTTTTATTATCTTGTCAAGTGTTTTTATTACTTTTTCTTACGTTTCTTAGCTTGCTCAGCCTCACTCATGGCAATGGCAATAGCCTGTTTACGGGATTTCACCACAGGGCCACCCTTACCGCTGTGGAGAGTACCTTCTTTGTACTCACCCATAACCTTCTTCATCTTGTTCTTAGCTGTTCTCTGACCACGTGTAGGCATATTCATGATTACTTAACTCCATTAAATTTACTGTCAATAGCTAACCAAATAGCTCCAAAGAAAGCACCTATAATAATGATAGGTTTCACAGCTTTAGCGATCCATTCAAGTACTAGGAAAGCACCTGAAGCAGCGTTAAAGGCTTTGATTACGTGTTCTGTATTCTTCTCTATGTTATCTACTTTGGACTCTACAGCCAGTAGACGCTCATAGATGTGTTCATGTGTTACTGGCTCTTCTATCATTGTCTTCGCTTCGCTCATGGTGCACCAGTTCCTTCAGGAACGATAGGCCAAGTAATAGTCCAAGGGAAACCTGTCTGCGTAGTGACATCACGCAAGGCTTGACGATAGGTAGCCCATACTGCTTTGTCAACAGGAGCGTCTGCTACTTGTGTCCAATCACAGTCTTTTAGTTTCTCATCCCTTGAAGCACGAACACTCTTAGCCTGTTCAGCATCTTTAGTGGCTTTGTAAGCAGTCTCATGCTCAAGGGCTGTAGTTGTTACGCCCTCGACAGTAGTATCGGTAAACACAGGGCCAAGGATATATTTGGTGTACCACTTACCATCAATCTGCTCAACACCAGAGGCTTGAGAGTATTGGTAAACAGTACCGCCTGTTGCTTGTGCGCCTTCAAAGACTACATCAGCACCCAAAGCCGTTAAGACTTCAGTTGTTGTTATGTCCCATGATGGGCCACCATTGGCTTTTGTGTATGCACGAAATTCTGCTTCGTACATTACTTCACCTGTTGATTGAATTCGTAGTTGCATGGTTGTTCCCAATGAAATGTTTATGCGATAGCCAAAAAGACGTAGCTTGCTGATGTAACATTGATGTCTGTAGCTGAAAGTTGATTTACTACAAAACCTGTACTATTAGTGTCAACACTATCGTCAGTCGTAACTTCAGCCGATGTAGTGTTTAAACTAAGGTGCGGGTCATTACCCGAAACGATACCCCTTGCGCTATCCCAGACGTACCAATCACCAGTTGAGTCTGTACGCTTAATGAGAATAAACCTAGCACCACCAGTAAAACCACAATCGATAGTCTGTGACGAGCCATTTCCTGTGTAGCGACCACATTTAGAAACACCAGCGCAAGTTGCAAAAAGGTAGGCTACATAATTAGTCCCTGATATATTGTTTTGAGAATTAGCATTAACTGAATTAGCATTAGTTCTTGCGGTAAATGTTGTAGCATTTCCTAAAAATGCGGATGCAGGGACTCCTATAACTACACTTGCATTAGTACTGTTTAAATTAGCCCATGCAAGGTCGCCAGATGTATCTGGAAACAAAGCAACCCAAACTGAACTTGTATTTCTACCTTTAAAAATACCAAATTCTGGAGCTACACCTAAATTATGATTTATTGTTTGAGAACCAGCTGTACCAGATGTTGAATTCCCTGCATAGCAAACCTCATCAAAGAAGCTAGGGGCACGTTTAAAGTTGTAGGCAACAAATGTATCGCCTGAATAGTTGTAATTACCCTGCGCTGTAAATTGACCAGTCAAAACTGTTTGGGTGTTATTAAAGCCAACAGATTGACCCGCACGAAATGCGTTAATGTCTTCTTCTGCCAAGGTTAAACTTGTGTAAAGCCCCTGCGTTTTACCACGCAATTTATCAAAAATTAATCGGTTGCTGCCACTAGTTCTTTGCGGAATAATTACCGCATCACCAGCAAAACTTGTTGTTAGGTTTTGAACTGTGGTATTGGTTGTGCTGTTGCCTGTGTACGCTATTGGACTAAACACACTAGTCCCACTCACCGGCGCTTTCATTGGGCCTCTACGAATGGCTATGTAGATGTAGGTTGCAGACGCATCTAAAGTATTATCTCTTTTAAATCCTGTAGAAGTAAGGTCTACCCATCTTTGTGTACTAATCTCGGCATTGCTTAAATTTGCTTTCAATTCAGCATCTGCACTGTTAAGTGGAATTCCACGCATATTGTCAAACATTACCCAGTTATCAACTCCAGATGACTTCTTAAACATTAACCATTGTGGCTCGTACCCAAGGGTTACAGGTGAAAAATCACCATTTACATCAGTAGTAAAAGACCCACACGAAATTACATTGTCTGTACCCGCAAGGCCAAAGCCCCCTGCGTCATGGGCAAATAGGTAGGCAACGTAGGTTGCCGTACTAGGAGGCCCCCAATCAGAGCCTTTAAATTGAAATGTAGTTGAATTAACAGTACCAACAACGGCAGGAGTTGCCGCAGCAGCAGTAGAATTTAAGTAAAGATAGTTATTTGGTGTTGACCGATGATAAACAAACCAGCCGTCTACATCATCTGTGCGTTTTATAATAATACAGCCTGGCACAGAACCAAGGTTATGGCTTACTGTTACGTTAGTATCAGTACTTGTAAAAGTCACAACATCAAAGAACTTTGGTTGCTTGCGGAATGTCCATGAGACTACATTGCTATAGTTCTCCCCATCAATGTCTGTACCAAGACTAAAACCATTTGCATTAAACGCAGTCAATCCATAGCCACTAGCGTTTGTAATCTGTGCGTCAGTTCCGTCAGAGCGTAATTG